GTATGCCATAGGATGGGGCACGATATGGGGCGGGGGCGGGGGCAAAAGTCCAGGAAAATCAAGGGGGGTGGGGCCGGCGGGGTGGGTGGCCTCTCCCTGCCATTTGCCTGCCTGGCGGCTGGCCTGGCCTGGCGTCTCCCTGCCGTCCGGCCCGCGCCGGCCTGGCCTGCCTGTGCTGGCCCGTGCCGGCCTGCCATGGCATGGTTGCCTTGTCAGGGGGCTGGTCGAGGGCTGGGCTATCGAGGGCTGGCTGTCCTGGCCGTCCTGTCTTGGGCTGGCTGCCTTGGCTGTCCTGTCTTGTCCTGTGCTGTCCTGTGCTGTCCTGGCCGTCCTGGGCTTGGGTTTTTTGGAGGAAAAGAATTACTTTTGGCTTTGGGGGGGGGGAAGGGGAAGAAGAGGAAGGGGGGGTGATGGAGCCTCTTTATCCCACCCACTCACATAATCCACGCCCCCCCCAGCCCCTCCAGCCCACCCCCCTTGCTTTTCCCTCTTGACTTTTTTACATAATATGATATTTATCAGACATGGCTGGAAGGAAACCAAAGGACAGTGAGATTGTTGATAATTTCAATCCTGATAAGAGGGATGTGGATAAGGTTCTCAGGACTCTTGGGAAGAGGCTTTCTACTGTAGACAGGAAGTTGAAGAAGCTGGAAGATGATGGTGATTTGAAGGAAGCCTTTGATATGCTTTCTGATATGAGGACGGCTTATAAGAAAGCCGGGGGTTTGCAGAAGTTATTGAAGCTGGTGAAGAGTGATGATAAGTTGCTTGTGGCGATGGTGAAGGAATTGATGAAGTATGAGGCGGCTCTTAATGCTTATGATAAGCGGAGTCAGGCGCAGGGTCATTCGACTTTTGTGGTTGTGAAGGGGCTGTATGATGTTTCTTCGAGTTCTGACGAAGACCTGTCTCCTGTTGCCGATATTATAAATCCTTTGTTTGAGAGGTAATATGGGGAGAATGGGACTTGTTCAGATGTGGATTCCGAGGAGTGCAAAGAGGATTCTCCAGATGGAAGCCTGTAGTAAGAATAAAACTCTGGGGGACCTTGTTGCGGAGATTTGTCTTTCGGCTGTGGTTGGGGAAAAGATAAAGCGGCAGAAAGACGCTACGGGTTCAGGGGACTTCGCGCAGGCTGAAATATTAAGGAGGGAAATCGAGAACATCAGGAAGGAAATCGAGGAACTTGCGGCTTTCAGAAAGGAAAAGGAATGAAATTTGAACTGATTAAAGCGGAGTTCAACAACATCCGGTTTTTTTTCAAGAGAACAGGAATAGCCCCTGTCCTTATCGATGAGATTTTTTCAGACAATTACAAGGTCATTCAGAGAGGACTTCGCTTCGGCAAAGGGGATGTTATCGTGGATGCAGGCGCGAATGAGGGGATATTCTCGGTTATGATGGCGAAGCTGTTCCCTGAAGCCAGAATTTACGCGTTTGAACCCGTGAATAAAACCTACAGGGATTTATTGTTTAATATCTCGGTAAATGAGGTTGATAACGTTTACCCTTTCTGCGTCGGGTTCAGCAACATCAGGGGGAAGGAAACCATGAATGTCCATAAGGATTTGTCGGGCGGGTCGTCCAGGGTGGACACATACTCCGAGGGAAACCATGACAGGGTTGAGTGTGAATTTGCTCTCCTTGATGACTTGCTCGACAAATTTTTCTTCATTGACCGTATAAGGCTTCTCAAGATGGACATCGAGGGTTCCGAATACGATGCTCTCTATAATTCTTCCGTTCTTCCGATGGTTGACAATTTCGTCGGGGAGTTTCATATTAATTCAAGGCTTCTCGGAAGGGGATATTCGATGGAGGAACTTTACGACTGGGTCCGGAAACAAACCAATATTATTCATGTCGATTTTTGTAAGATGAATGATTGAACAGAAGGATAACGTCTATAAGATTGTCTATGACTATTCGGATGCCCCGACTTTGCGGAAGTTCGCGTTGAGCGACGCGAAAGTCCGCTGCATCATGGGGCCGTTCGGGTCAGGAAAATCGTCGGCGTGCGTGATGGAGGTCGTGAGAAGGGCCGTCCAGCAGAAGCCAAGTCCCGACGGGATAAGGAGAAGCCGGTGGGCGGTGGTGAGAAATTCCTACCTGCAACTTCGCGACACGACAATCAAAACCTTCCATGACTGGTTCCCGCCTAAATTATTCGGGGAATACCGCGTGACAGACCACGTTTACATCATTACCGGATTCAAGGGGGTTCACCTTGAGGTAATGTTCAGAGCTTTGGACAGACCTGACCAGGTTTCCAACTTGCTGTCGCTGGAACTGACGGGAGCGTGGTTCAATGAAGTGAGGGAAATTCCCAGGTCAATTATCGAGGCGATGGACGGCAGAATCGGAAGATACCCAAGCGTCCGTGACGGAGGGGCTTCATGGTATGGGATGATAATGGACACCAACCCTCCCGAAGAACAATCCTACCTTTACAGAATGTTCGAGATAGTCAAGCCTGAAGGGTGGGAGATTTTCAAACAGCCGTCCGGTTTGAGTGAACACGCCGAAAACACAAAACACCTCATCAAAGATTACTACAAGAAACTCGCCCAGGGGAAAGACGAAGCCTATGTCAGAGTTTATATTCACGGGCAATACGGATACGTCATGTCCGGAAAGCCTGTGTTCCAGTCTTTTAACGACAATGTTCATGTTTCACGGAACCCGCTGGAACCTATAAAGGGACTCCCTGTGATAGTCGGTTTCGATTTTGGTTTGTCACCGGCGTGCGTGATAGGACAGATTACCCCTCTTGGGCAGTTGCGGATTATTGACGAGCTTGTCTCCGACGGGATGGGGATAAAACAATTCGCCACAAACCAGTTGCTTCCGCTGTTAAGAAATAAGTATTTCGGAATGGAAGTTTGCGGCTACGGAGACCCGTCAGGAACTTCCCGTTCGCCGACGGACGAATCCACCTGCTTTGAAATTTTGCAGGGGTCGGAGGTTGGATTGAGGAATATTGTTCCGGCTTACACGAACGCACTCGTGCCGAGAATAAACGCCGTCGAATCCTTCCTCAATAAAATGTATAAGGGCGAGCCTGGGTTTATCCTTTCTCCGAATTGTTATCATTTGAGAAAGGCTTTAAATTCAGGGTATTATTATGAAAGAGACAGAAAGTCCACGGGAGAGGATTACAAGCTGATACCGGTGAAAAATTTCAGTTCCCACATTGCGGACGCCCTGCAATATTTGTGCCTGTATCTGAATGAAAAGAACTTTGAAGACCAGAGACGCAGGGAATTTCTGGCAAAAATTACCAGAACTGAATTCAGACGGTATGGCTCTGTTATCGCCGGATATTAAGGAGTTATTATGGAAGAGAACATAAAGAAGGAAGTTGTCCTCGATGAGAACCTCGTCAGACTTGGTTCAATGCTTAACAGTAAATTCAAAACCTACGAAGCCAACAGGGGGATGAAGGAGCTTGAGTGGCTTGCCGATTTAAGGGCTTATAAGGGAATCTACGGCAGTTCCGTTGTTCTCAAAGAAGAACAGTCGAAAGTTTATCCCAAGATAACCCGCTCGAAAGTCATCGTCGCTCTCTCAAGAATCCACGAGTTATTGTTTCCGGCGAAAGACAGGAATTGGGAAATAACTCCAACACCTGACCCGTCCGTTTCTCCGCAGAAGTTTGAAGAAATCGTCTTGGAGCTTCTTCAGGAAAAATCCCAGAACGGAGAAGAACAGGTTATCACCGAAAAAGAAGTCCGCCTTGCAATCGAAAAGAAATGTAAAGAAGCCTGCAAGGCAATGGCAAAGGTGATAGATGACCAGCTTATCGAAATGAATTATTCCGAAGAAGCAAAAAAAGTAATAAAATCAGGTCTTATCTATGGAACAGGAATCATAAAGGGGCCTTTAATCAAAACAAAGAACAGGCATATCTGGAAGCCCACCGATGGGCAAATCAATAAATTTATGGAAGTAATCGAAGAATATGAAGTTCCCTATTTTGAGTTCGTAAGAATATGGGACTGGTATCCGGATATGTCCGTCACGGAGCAGTCCCAGATGGACGGGTGCTTCGAGCGTTACCTGATGAACAAGTATGACCTCCGCAAACTCGCTGAAAGAGGGGATTTTTACGGAAATATCATTCTTGATTTTCTGGAATCGAATCCGAACGGAAACAATGTTCAGAAACAATGGGAGGTCGAGCTTCAGCAAATTGAGAGTAAAACCACCGGAACGGTTGCGTCAACTGCCGGAAAATACGAGGTTTTGTCCTTTTGGGGATTTGTTGACGGAAAAACCCTCGCTGATTGCGGACTCGAAATAGAAGACCCGAAGATGGAATATTCCTGCAATGTCTGGCTTCTTGGTTCGAGGCCGATAAAAATAATTCTTTTTGATGACGCAATAGGGCATTATACACTGTTCTATTACGAGAAAGACGAAACCTCCATCTTCGGGGAAGGGATTCCGAGGATAATGAAGCATTCGCAGGACGCTATTTCGGCAGCCGCGAGAATGACTTTGGACAACGCCGCGTGCGTCTCCGGCCCGCAGGTCGAGGTCAACTGGAGCTTGCTTACCCCTGGCACAGACTACACGGCATTTTACCCAAGAAAGATATGGTTCAGGGAAGGAAGAGGTGTCGAGGCGCAGTATCCGGCAATCCGGTCTCTGACATTCGATTCACACATTGACGAATTGCTTAAAATCATTCAGTATTTTGAGCAGAATGCCGACAAGGAAACAGCTCTTCCTACATGGTTGTTTATGCAACCGGCCCCGAATGAGACGGCGCAGGCAGCCTCTGGAAGGATGATGAGCGTCAATATGTCCATCAAGGACATTGTGAGGAATTTCGATTCGTTCACCGAGAAAAACATCGGTTCATTGTATCGATGGAACATGGAGTTTAATCCAAGAGAAGAAATCAAGGGGGATTACAACATCAAGGCGAAAGGTGTCGGGTCTCTCGTGATGAAAGAAATCAGAATGCAGGCGTTAAACCAGCTTGTTGCGACACTTTCAGAAGATGATTGGGATTACATTGACAGAAGGGACATCCTCGAAAAGAGACTGGATGCAAATGATATTTCAATCAGTCTTCGCTCCGAAGAGGAAGCGCAAAAAATCAGAGAGGCCCGCCAGAACACCATTATCAGCCAGTTGCAGATTGAGGCCATAAAAGCCGAAATCGCCAAAGATAATGCCCAGGCAATGGTCAATCTGACGAAAGCCAAAGAAAGAAACATCAACGCAAACATTGCCGCCGCGGGAGACGACGAAGAGAAACAGGCCAGAATAGCGAAGCTCAAAGCGGACGCAATGGAAAGAATCATGAAAGGGGCAAGCCATGCAAGCCGAGGAAAGACTCAAGGAAAAATACCTGCTGATTAGAGATATTTACGAAAACAAGAACACATTTGGAATGTCAGCATTGGTGAAGCTCATAGAGTTTATGATTGCGAACATCAGAGAAGAGAATGACACGGCAGACCCTGAATTAATTCGATTCAATCAGGGCCAACTTGCGACCTTAAAAGAGTTGAGAAGATACATTCTGAATGGAAAATAAACCTATTGACAAAGAGATAATTGATATGCTATTAAAAGCTCAAAATGGCAGTAATGCCTTGAACGTTATCGTGTTTACTGAAAAAGAGTCTATTGAAATATGTAAAGCGTTAAAGGGGATTTTAAGGATATTTCAAAATAAATTGAGCAAGGCTTAAATTTCAGGCGTTACACGAAATCAAAGGCCGCGATTGGACTAATCATCCAAAGCGTGGCCTTTTTATTTTGGAGGGAAAAATGGAAGAAAAAGACAATCAGGACATCGAAGTTTTTGACAAGGCGTTTGATGAGGCCACAGGGATTCAGCCCAAAGAAGCTGAAAATTCTGAAACGCTGAAGAAACAGAAGGAGCAGGAGGATATTTTGGAAGCCCCTGCTGTGTCCGGAGAACCCAAAGAGGAACCCAAAGAGGAACCCAAAGAGGAACCCAAAGAAGAACCGAAGGGGGCAAACGAAGAGCAGACTTTTGAGCAGAGGTGGAAATCCTTACAGGGCATTTATCGTCACGACAAGGAAGAATGGAGCAAGGAAAGAGAAAAACTGCTCAAAGAGATTGAAGCCCTGAAAAAAACCGAAGCCCAAAATGAACCTCCCAAAAAAGAAGAAAAAATTGAACCGGAAGTAAAGTCCTTTGCTGACATCATCAGTGAACTCAACCTGACTGACGAACAAAAAGAGCAGTTGATGGAGTATGAGTCTGATTACGATGTCATATCAAAAATGGAAGGACTCAAACGCAGTGCGGAAATGAAAAAACTGAAGTCGGATATTTTGGAAGTCCTCAAATCTTTTGAGGACAAAATACAGACCCAGTTGAAACCTGCGAGCGAGTTTATTGAAGAGACAAAAGTCGAAAAGGCTGAAGCCGCGGCCAGAGCGCACTTTGAAGCGATTGAAAAATCTCATCCCGACTACACGGTATATCGGGATGACGGGAGCCTTCTGAATTGGATTAAATCCAAGCCGAAGTATCTTCAACCTGCGCTTCTTGAAGTTTACAAAAGCGGAACCGCGGAAGATGTAATCGCCCTTATAAGTGATTTTAAGGACGAAAACGGAATAACGCAAAACAAAGTCGTGTCCTTCGACAAGGCAAAGGCCGACAGAAAAGCAGCCATGATGCCTCCTCCGGCCAAACGGGGGGCCGTGGGTGCATTAAAGAGTGCGGCTGAAACCTTCGAGGATGCCTTTGATGAAGCGTTGCAAAAATTAAAGGAGTAAGATTATGGCTGTTACAACTTACGGAGATATTTCACCGCGAACCGCGGCCTATGCAGTTGTTGGTTTTTTGAAAAATGCAATGCCTTACATGTGCCTGGAGAAATTCGGTCAGGCACAGCCGTTGCCGAGCAACAAAACGATGTCGATGAAATGGCGCAGATACAACGCTCTCGCTGTGAGGACATCGCCTCTGGCCGAAGGCGTTACTCCAGAGTCCGACAAACTGACCGCTGAAGACGTGACGTTGACCCTGGCCCAGTATGGAAGTCTGGTCGAAATCACCGATGTCATCGCCGACACCCATGAAGACCCTGTCCTGCAGGTTGCCATCAACTCCGTTGCTGAACAGGCGGCCAAGACAGTCGAAACATTGCGTTACAACACTCTGAAAGCCTGCACGAACAGATTTTACGCGAATCAGGTGGCTTCCCGTAATTTGGTCGCAACGACCATTACGAGAGCCGACCAGCGGAAAGTCGTTCGCGCTCTGGAACGGCAGGAAGCGAGGCCGATTACGACCATCGTCCGTTCCACTCCGTCTTTCAACACCGAGAACGTCCTTCCGGCGTTTATCGCTGTGACGCACGTTGACCTGACTTCCGACATCAGGGAAATGGACGGTTTCATCAACGTTGCCGACTACGGCAAGTTGAGTCCGTATGAAACCGAAATCGGTGCTTGCGAAGAAGTCAGGTATCTGAAGTCAACGATTTTCACGTCTTATCCTGGCGCTGGAGCGGCAACGTCCTCGATGATTAACACCGGAGGTCTGGCTGACGTGTATCCGGTGATTTTCTTCGGTCAGGACGCATACGGCATCGTGGCCCTCAAGGGAAAATTCGCGATTACGCCGATGGTGCTGAATCCGAATGTGCCGAGAGGCGGAGATGAACTCGGTCAGCGTGGCTCTGTTGGTTGGAAAACCATGCAGGGAACTGTCATCCTGAACGACGCATGGATGGCGGTATATGAATGTTGCGCGACCGAATAATGAAGATAATTGACGGATAAGAGTTGGTTCGCCAGTTATTAATACTGTCATACTGAACATCCTGGCGAGTATGACACGGAATCTGAAGACCAGGACAACACAACTTACAACAGGAGTAGTATTATGGCTTACAGAAAATTTGATGACCCGAAAATCAGTGTTGATAATTCGGCAATGAAAGTCAGTGCGCTGAAAAGCGAAGTCCTGAAGCGTGCAATTATGGGAAGCGTCAACAGAGTGCTTTGCGGAACCGGCGGGACTGTGTCCGCGAACGGGGCCAACCTCGGAACCGCCGCTACCGGAATCTGCACGCAGAACGCCGTCATTGCCTGCATCAACGGACAGGCTGTCACGATACCGGCCACGAACAACATCAATCTTGGGACGGGAAATTACAGCGGAGCGCAGATTGGCAAGGGAACGATGGGAACCAACTGCGTGACCAAATTTCTCGTCTTTGCCGACGAAAACGCCGTTGTTGATGTTGCCGGTCCTGGCAATATTGTGGACAAAGGGGATTACGCCAATGCGACGCTGGCCGCCGCTGCGTGCGCACTTCCCGACCTGCCCGAAGGTGCGGTTGCTTTGGGCTATTTGACGTTGCAGGGTCCTGCCGATTCGGGAGTGACCTTCAACGTCGGCGGTGCAGGAACGATGGGAACGTGTTCGTTCGTAAATCTGTTCAACATGCCCTATGAAGGGTAGCGCGGATAGGGGGCTGGGTTGCTCGCGCCTCCTCCCAGTCCCCTGTCCATTTTAAAAAAAAGAGGGGAAAATATGAAAGAAAGCAAAACACCAGAAAAATTTGTAAATCCCGTTGGTCATATCCGCGACAGAATCATCATCAACCAGAGCGAAGGTCTTCCGTCGAGCGGGGTTTTTATCTCGCTGAACGGTTACGCTTTTCTGGCCAAGCCTGGAGTTGAGGTTGATATTCCGCGCCCTGTCAGGCTGATGCTTGACACTTGCGTAAAAACGGAAATGCTCAAAGACCCCAGCGGCAAGACTTACTATAGGGACGTTCCGAAAATCACCTACCAGTTGATTAAGGAAAACGTTTCGTATGACGAGGAAGCCGCAACAGAAAAGAAGGAGAAACTAAATTGACTGGGGCCGAATTGATTGCATACATGAGGGAGTCCATGTTGGACGATGTGGAAATCCCTTATCTGTGGTCAGACCAGGAATTATTGAGGTTTCTGGTAAACGCTGAAAAAGAGGCGTGCAGACGAAGTTATTTGATTATCGATGCCACGACCGTAGCTGATAATAGTTCTCCTACACCGTTGCCGGTGTGCGTTATCCGGCTTACGGCAGGCGTAGCGACCTATGCAATATCCCCGAAGATTCTCCAAATCAAACGATGCCAGTTGGCGTCGTATCCTTATGAAATCAAGGAAAGCCCGATTCACCTCCCGTATCTCGATGACGAAATACCGGATTGGATGGGTTCTTCGGGGACAGTCGGCACAGAAGGCACGGGGGGCTATCCTGTGCGTTTTTTCACCGAAACAGGTTCTATTACGTTTGTAAAAGCACCGCCGGTCGATGACACCGCCTATCTTGTTGTTGCGCGTCTTCCGTTGGCCTCCTTTACTCTGGAAACTTCGCCGGAGATTGACGAAAAATACCACATCAACATCTGTGATTGGGCGGCTCATTTGGCGTTTATGAAACCTGATTCTGACACTTTTAACAAAGACCTTGCTGTTTATTACGAAGCAAGGTTTACCAAAAACTTCGGCCCTTTGCCGGACGCTTACAGCGAGCAGATGAGGAAGATTTATCTTCAGCGGGCCAGAATGCGTCCGGTAAAGTTCGGAAGCTAAAAGGAGAAGAGTTATGGCAATCGTAAGACTGAAAAAATTCATTGAGGATGTGAAAAGCGGAAGAGCTGACATTGTGTCCGATACCGCTGCCTACGCAACCTCTGCCGGTTACGCAGGAACCGCGTCCCAGGCTACCACTGCCAGTTATGCAGGAACCGCGTCCTATACGGGTCTGGCCGGAACTGCGGGTTATGCGGCGACAGCCGGAACAGTGGCGTAATAAAATCAAAAGGGGGGAGTGAAGACCCGCCTCCCCTCTTTCCGTTCGACCCAGGAGAAGAACAATGGCTCTTAAAACAATCCCTATTTTTAAAAATAATTTTAACGCAGGAACCAGTTGTGATTCCAATCCCATAGATGTGCGTGATTACACGGCGGAAGGAAGGTATTCAGTTTACGTCAAAGTCGCTCCGATTCCAGGCAACGGAACTGCCGGAGAGGTTGTCATGTCTGTTTCCGGAGCACCCTATTACGGCGGGGATTATGCCAACATGGGGACTTTCGGAACATTCAACGTCGGATATGAAGTGGCCGAACTGGATATTGCTCCTGTTCCATTTATGAAGTTTGGACTCAACGTGGGGACTTCTGCTACCGTCGGCGCAAGCGTAGAAGCGTTTTTGCATATCATTTAAAGGGAGGTCGGGATGGCCTATAAAAATCTCTCGATGGTGCGCGGGGATACGCAGGTCTATAATCTCTGCTTTAAAGATTCCAACGGGAACCCGTTCAATATCAAGAATTGGGTTGTAAAGTTTACCATAAAAAAGCATTACGGCCTTCTTGATTCAGCCGCTTCAGTTCAGAAAACCATCACGACATTTCCGGATACTACGGGCGGAACGTGCGGGAGTGCGCAAATCGTTCTTTATCCTGTGGATACTGTCAATCTTGAGCCTGGAGAATATGTTTATGATATTCAGGTGACAAGAGACCAGAACGATACCTATACGATAATGCGCGGGAAAATGGAAATAGAGTATGATGTGACGAGGACACCTGGAACAGCCGGAACGATGATATGAACCAAAATAAAATAGAACAGGATTTCATTGTCAGTTTTGCTGAAAAGAACATTGTGGTAAACTTCACAATGGGCGCGGGCGGTCTTGCCGGAACTTCAGGAACGTCTGGAACTTCAGGAAGCAGCGGAACATCTGGGACAAGTGGCAGCAGCGGAACCTCTGGGACTTCCGGAGCGTCAGGAACCAGCGGAACTTCGGGGACCAGCGGAACTTCTGGGGAAGACGGTATTCAAGGGTCTTCTGGGACTTCAGGGTCTTCTGGGACTTCAGGGACTTCAGGAGTCAATGGCTCATCCGGCACATCAGGGACTTCCGGAATTGACGGCCAGGCTGGAACTTCCGGCACTTCAGGGACTTCGGGCACAAGCGGGACTTCGCCTGAAGGCGAAGGGTCTTCTGGGACTTCAGGGTCTTCTGGGACTTCAGGGTCTTCAGGGACTTCAGGGACTTCAGGAGTCAATGGCTCATCCGGCACATCAGGGACATCCGGAACGGTATTCATTGACGGCCAGCCTGGGACTTCGGGAACATCAGGCACGAGCGGAACTTCAGGGACTTCAGGAGTTGACGGAATCAATGGTTCATCGGGGACAAGCGGGACTTCCGGAACTTCTGGGACAGATGGTCAAACGGGAACTTCCGGAACAAGCGGAACATCGGGAACATCTGGAACAGATGGGACGCATGGGACTTCCGGCACTTCTGGAACCAGCGGCACTTCAGGGGTGGATGGTCAATCTGGCACTTCAGGGACCAGCGGGACTTCAGGCACGAGCGGGACTTCCGGAATTGACGGCCAGGCTGGAACTTCCGGCACTTCAGGGACTTCGGGCACAAGCGGGACTTCGCCTGAAGGCGGAGGTTTTTCCGGAACCGCCGGAACAATAGGTTCTCTGAAGATAACTGGAGACTACAGCGATGGGACATCAGGATATGTTGTTATGATTTATTTTGGAACTACCGGAACTGCCGGAACTGATTTTAGTTCAGCACCAGATGGTTCCATTTATTTCCAGTATATTTCATAGGTGATTTATGTCAAATATTTATGATGATAACTTTTCTCTCCCGAACGGTAGCATATTGCATCCATTACGGTGGGAAAATTTTTCTGGAAATGCCGCTGTTATAGGTGATAATTATTGTGATATTACCAATACCGGCGTAATGCAATTAAAATTCCCCAAAACAGGCGATTTCGCAGTAAAAATTGATTTTGAGCTTCCAAACGGCGAATCAGATGCCCACGCCTATAGATTGCTTCTTCGGGCTTATATTGATTCGACGCACTATTTTGAAATTAGTGCTTTTCACTCATCAACCAAAAGTCCCTGTTACATGAAAACAACTTGTAATGGAGGATCCCCAGGAAATTATTCTATTAGTCGTTCAGAAATCTATGGTTCGATGATGATAATCCATTTTGGGTATCACGGATTCGATGAATATTATTCTTATTATAAAAATGGAGCAGCTTCATGGACTGCGCTTGGAACTTCCTATTCTATGTCAGGGACGATTGGTTATCCTGTCTATATCCAGTTTGGGGTTATTACTTGGGAAAATAACCCGCAGATTACGGGACGATTTAGAAATTTCAAAGTAATTTATGAATCTGAAGCCAAAGTGAGAAGTCCTTATGACGATGAGTTTACTGGAGCGGATGATTCTTTGCCTTCGCCGTCGAAATGGCAGACTATAAGTGGAACTCCAGTAATTAAAAGTAACACCTGCGAAATGTCCGGTGTTGCCAGAATGCAGGGTCTAAATCCAATTACTGATGATTTTTCTATGGAAGCAGAATTAACTATGACGGTTTATCCTTCTGAAAAGAGCTGGTGGGCCTATGCTGGAATGGAAATAGACTCCACTCATTACATTCGGATTGGGACGATATACGATGGTAGCACTTATTATATTCGACAGTATAATAATGGTTCAGGGGATATAAATAAAACTGCTTATACTTCATATCACAACTTTTTATTGTTAATCTTTAGAATTGATAATTGTTTCTGGTGGTCTGTTAAACCAGGAGGAGCCAGCTATCTATGGTCAACCCTAGCAACTTGTGTGTTTGGAACTTCAAAACAAGCGATTTATCCTTCTCTTGGCATCAGGCCATGGGATAATAACCCAACAGCTACTGTAAGATTTAGTTATATTAGATTAAACGGGTATCATTATCCAATAGGTATTCAAAAAATTAACGGAGAGCAAAAATTCAGCATTCCAAAGCAAATAAAGGTTGGAGGGGCGTGGAAAGATATTGCCGCCTGTAATTTGAAGGTTAATGGTAATTTTTTAACTGTCTGAAGGTGTTACTGTGGTCTGCAAAATCAATCGTCGGGGATTGGGTAGCCGATAGTGAGTAGTATATGTCAAAGGATATCATTGTTCAATTTGCCGACAGAAATATTGAAGTTCAATTAATTGCCGGAAAATCATCCGGTCTCGCAGGCACTTCTGGGACAAGCGGGACTTCAGGGACATCCGGCGTTGACGGTCAGGCTGGAACCTCTGGGACTTCCGGAACTTCTGGGACAAGTGGAACTTC